AATTGGTTATTAGTTTGCTTCAAAGACGTACTGATCTCTGCTTTCAGGTCCTCTCCATCCTCTTTGGTGTAATATTTTTCTGAAACTTCCGCTTTGATCTTGCCAGTTTCCTTACTGATAGTCTCTGTCACTTCTTTTTGCAGCTCTTGAATATCTCCAGTAAAATCATTGACTACTTCCCAATACATGCCATTCCACCGCTTTAAAAGTGGCGGAGAAACCGATGTATCTAACCAAAGTTTCTCCTTGTCGCTTGGCTCCGTGTCACTTTCAATGGTTCCATCATCTCCACGGATCTTGCTCCACAAATACTTCGATGGATCCGAACTCGGCTTCTCAATAAAATCCGCATACTGACCTATGTATTCCCGATTGCTATCTGTTAGCGAAAAATCTTTTATCCCATCTGCACTGTTGGCATATGCAAAATGGATATGACTCGGCTTACCATTTTCTCCTGGAGTTCCATCTGATCCGTTTTTAGCCACCGAATAAGACGTTGTGCTGCTTCCGTCCGTATAAGTGATAATCGTGCGTGTCCATAGATATTCACCAGCTTCTACTAGTACTGGTTGTGCGCTCCACTCACCCATAGGCACTTCTGTGCCGGATTCTCCTTTTTGATAGGACACCGTAGATTTTTCTACACTGACAACTTGATTTTTCAGCTCTTCCAGTAGCTTAGACACGTCCTTTGTCGGGCTACTTACAAGCAATTTGTAATTTGCCAAAACTCCGGTATCTTTGCCCTTCACAGTATAATGATTCTTTACAGATTGGATTCTTGCGGAGATGTAGGTTGGTTCTGTAAAACTGTGGTCTGCGATCTGTATCGTATCTCCAATATCTGCCTGCAATTCATACAGTTCCGCTTCATAAGCAACTTTCTTTTCGTTCTTCGTCTTCAATTCTGACAATCCACGATTAAAAAGCTCCTGAGCATCATCTGTATCATACTCAAATGTACCATTGATATACCCTAAAAATTCCGTCTGTCCCTCGTAATTATAAGCCCGGAACCGGGACCATTTATCATGCGCTTCTCGGTCATAAATTTTTGTATGCCCCTTCGGACTGTAATACCGCCCATCGTCATAAACGACATCTGCGATTGTAAGCCTCTGGTGCGTTTCTTCGTTTTCTTTTCCAAAACATCTCATGCAGGTGCATAAATCTTCGATAGATTCGTTCCTGCTGAGAGACACCAGATTTTGCTCATCCACAAACCTCTGATTCGTAAGATCTTGCCCAAGAGACTGATAGATATTTACAACTTGCTTTACTACCTTAGAGCCCTCCATGACAATTTCAAAATCGCACTCAGCTTCGAAGGTATTCATAATCATTCCGATTCTGGATAGCTGACTGTCTGTCAAGCTGGTGTATTTTGTTGCTCGTTTTCTGTCTGCGATTTCGTTGATACCGATTGTCCATCCAGTATCTCCTAAGACTCTATCCAGTGTTGTAGCAACCGTCTCTGGATTTCCAGTGGTATCCCATTCGTCTGCATCCTCGTTAATCAGATCGAGCCCGATATCCTCACAATGGACAGACAGTTCGGAATCGCCCTCCGCTGTCATAATTGTGTATAAGCGATGCTTTCCGTACTTATCGGCAAATGCAACATAGTTTCCGACCTTAATATGCTCAGAATCTTTATGATTGGCGATCGTATCAAAATCATAAGTGCCAGTCGCTACATTGTTCGCAATACTGATCTCCTGCCCTCCAGTACTGTCATCGATCGGCAGGGTTCCTTCTGCGTCTGTCGATGGATTCGCCAGCACATTCATGTCTCTACCAATAATAAACCACTGCATATTATCCCCACCTTTCTCTGTAAGTCACTTCTATTTCTGGTATTGTAGCAAATTCAGAAACAGCAATACCAAGTGTGTGTTCCCCCGGAGGCAGGAGCAAAACCCTGCTTCCAATATCTACACGGTCCCAGTTTTTTATATCGTTTATAAACAGCTCGTTTGTTTCTCCGACCAGTTCCACGACGTCTCCACTCTGTAAAAAGTTGGGAATATCCTCATAATACTCTACATTGTGTTTTACAACGTTTAAGGCTCGGATATTATTGTTTATAATCGGATTCCGGTTTTGATATGCAGCGCAATACCAAGTGACCTTTTTTAATTTTGCATTTGGGTTGTTGGTAAAAAATGTTTTTTGCAGCCCGTCCTTGCTAAAGGCTACCGTGATTTTGCTACCGATTTTCTCCACGACCATAAAAGGACCGCCATCATTGCGACCGGTAACATAAAAATCAGTTGTCTCCCTTGTGTCCCAAACTCGCTTATTATCAATATAGATCGCCATATCAGACCGCTCCTCAACCGGATTATTGTCTTCAAATACAACAGAGCAAATCACATTATCACTTTCATCTGCGAATGTCACTGAATTATGTCCTACTTCGACCGGCTTATTCGGCGATCCATCTGTATTTAAGTCAAATCTCCATTCTGCGCGCCAGTTTGTAGGCAATCCCCCGCTTGTAGATGGAATCATCTTGGTAAGAGACGGACCATGCCAACTATTGCCGGTACCGTAAGCTGTGGCTTTTACAAATCCTTCGTTTTGCGATGGATTTTCTGTTGCATATCCAACTGTACCCACTTGCAATCTCTCATGCGTAACTGGTGGAGTTACACCATTGTTAAGTATCCATCCTCTATCCTGCGTAAAATGGTCATCAAAAAGTCTTATGGATTTTTCCTTTGTTTCTCCATCTACCTCTCCGGGATTTCCGACTTGATAAAAACGATCTTCCAGCACCAGCCCAAGATATCCGTTCTCTGATCTCATTTTAGCCTTTACTGTAATTGGCACTGGCTTATTTCCGACATTACTCAAGGTTATTGTCTTCGCACCGTTATTTCGCGCTGTTTTTGCTTGATTTGCATACTTGTAAGGATCGGAACAATAAAAAGAGAAACTACTCTTAACGCTGAGAAGACCAGGATCTACGGAATCCACATCACTCTTTGTACCTATAAAATACTTGTCCGGCTCATCGTTAAAAATCAATTTCGCCTGCTCTTGGTCGAGAAGCGAGGTAAGCTTATTAAACTTTTCGCGGAAAGAAGATGGCGAATCGGCAGTAAGGGAATAACTGAACGGTAATAACACGGACCGGATCCCGCTTATCCTGATATTTGCTTCCGCTCTGGAATCCAATCTGAAAATCACTCACCTCTGTTTCAAGCAATTCCCTGCCTTCCACCTGCAAAGTGCGGTATCCCTCAATTTCATTTTCGATATACTTTCCATTAATACTCATAGCCTCAGAGGGGAGATTTTTGCCCCTCTGATATTCATCCACATCTATAAAGCTATACATTTCTGTATCCCTGCCTTCTCATTTTTCTCTTTTCCAGCTTTTCAAGCTCGTCCTGCGTATAAACCGCTGTTGCTTTAGCAATTTCCTTTCCATCCAGTTCAGACGTGACCACAAAGGTGTATGTAACATTTCCACGGTAATTATATTCATCGGATAATTCCTTGCCGCCAGATGAACTGCTTACATGCGTATTTCTGACTGTGTCTACACTTGCGATCTCAGGCACGTCTATACTGCGATCCATTGCATAAGTGAGACCATAAGTCGCTACCATCGGTTCCATTACTGTTTCTGCCGGAACAATACTTCTCGTCTTTGGCATACTCGCCTTAGCTGCCGCCGCTGAGCTTGCAGCTGCAGACATCTGTGCAGCGATTGATTGAATCCTACCAAGACTTGCTGCCAATCCGTTCGCAAAATTAATACCGATACTTAATCCACTGCTATATGCTCCCGGAGCTGCGCTACTTAATGCGGCTACAATCGACACAGACATCATATTTGCAGTCGCAATTGCTCTGCTTGCACCGGAAGATAATGCAGAATTGAATCGACTCATGTTCTGATTTGCAATATTCGGAAGAGGTTGAAGCCCTTCCGTAACTCCATCTTTTACTCCGTCTCCCATCTTTTGCCCAGCGCTTCTTGCTCTTCCTGCACCATCGTTAAATGCGCTCACAAGGGAGTTTACTGCACTCTTCGCCTTATTTCCAAGTGCATCCAGTCCATCATTTACAATGCTGACAGAGTCTTTCATGCTTGTGATAGATTTCTGTGCCGATTTTGCATTTTTAGAAATGGATTTCATGCTGGAATTTACCGATAATAACGCTGCTGCCATTACCATTGTTCCTGCGCTTCCCACCAGCATCGCTACTCCAAAAGCCGTAATTCCGACTGTTGCCGCCAATGATAAAGCAGCAAGCAATGTAAAGGACGTTGTAAGTAGCAACATTGATGCACCAAGCGCAACTGATACCGCCATCAAAGCGGTAAATCCTGCCACACCAAGCATTGCGCCGGCTGCCACAAGTGGTAGAGCCACTGCGACAACCATAATAGTGGACGCAACAAGTGTAAGCCCGGCACCAAGCACTAATGTACCTGCCGCCAGCAACATCATACCTGCCGCCGCTACAATAACTGCAGCTCCCACCAAAGCAAGCCCGGCTCCTACGACCATCAGCCCGGCGCCGAGGATAATACCGCCCGCTCCTGCAAGTGCCGCTCCCGCTGCAAAAGCCATCATTGCAAGAGATAATTGCAAGATTGCCGTAGCGCCCTCTGTGCCGTAAGCTGTCACGATCGGGAGTACCGCAGCCACGACTGCAAGCGCTGCTCCTGCCAATAATGCTCCAACACCGACGAGTAACGCTGCGGCTCCAAATGCAATAAATCCGATTGCCCCCGCTGTAAGCGCCGGTCCTACTGCCGCCGCTACAACCATCAAGGCTCCGATTACCACAATCAGACCAAACATCACGCCAATGGCTAAAGGTCCTGCATTTGCCAAAGATATGGCTGCTACGGTTAAAACCATCATGCCTGCCGCCGCTACAATAACTGCAGCTCCAAAAGCAAGCAAGCCGACAGCTCCGGCGGTTAATGCTGGTCCTACCATCTTTGCAACGACCATCAGTCCGGCGATTGCCGCTACCATACCGGCCATTACTCCGATTGCAAGAGGACCTGCACTGGCAAGATTAATCGCCGCACTGGACAAAACATAAAATCCAGCACTTACCATCAATAAACTCGCTCCAAAAGCAATCATCGCTTGCGACATTGCTGCAAGTTTTTTGTTCCGCCGGACATTGTAGATAACATTTTCATCATTCCAAGTCCCAGACCCGCCACAACTGCCACGAGTCCTGCAAGCACACCTACTGCCAATGGTCCTGAATCTGCTACCGCTTTAGCGCCTTGCGCAAGCAAGAAGAATCCACCGCTGATTAAAGTAACTCCGGCGCCGAGCATCATAAATGCTTTTGCGGACTCCATAGTGCTTTTCACACTCTCTCGGCTCGATACTCCGACTTCTTTCTGCCCTTTTGAGATTCCGAATAACTTTCCGGCAATTTTACTTATTCCCGCTCCTGCAAGTCCCACGATTGCGCTCGTAAATGCGCCCACAAATGGAGCAACGCTTTTTGCGATCTTAAAACCCTTATATGCAACAACAAGCTTCGGAATCTGAGGAATTACTTTCGCGATAGTTTCAGAATGGTCTTCTAAAAATCCGGCAAACGTTTGCAAAGCACCGCTCGCAGAATCCATTACACCGGCGAAAGAACTGATACTTTCTGTGGAGCCAAACGCACCAGTAATCTTTCCGAGATCTTTTCCAATCGCAGAAAATGCATCTCCGAAAGCAACTTTCACCTCAGAAGCTTCTGTTTTCAAAACATTCCAATACCCGCTTGCTTTATCAAGAAATGCGGTTAATTTCCCGGCAATCGCATCCCCATCCAGCTCTCCGAACTTATTAATAATTCCGTCCAAAGATTTAATCGCTCGACCGGCAAAACATCAAACGACGGCGCCAACTTATTGCTCACTGTTTCGGTCAGACCATCCATCGCCTGATCTACTGTCTTGTATTCTGTCGCAAGCTTTGTAAATGCATCATTTGTGCCGACTTTTGCAATCGCATCAAAAAAATCCTCTGTCGCAATTTTTCCGTCC